ATGCCGTCCGACAGAACTGCCTCCATGTTGAAGGCGGAGTCCTGCATCAACTCGTAAGGCACGAGGATCATCTTGGAATCGTACTTGAACGCCTTGAATACGGTCTGGCCGACGGTAGGCTTATCGCCATCGGCCGCGGTGTTGATCGCCTTCGCTTCGCCGGCCATCGAGGTAAAGTCGATCGTCGGCCACGGCAGATCGTTTCCGCTGTCGGTACGGAGCACTTCCGCCACCTGCATGACATTTCCGAAGGCCAGCATGTTGCGTTCGAGCTGTGGCACGAAACCTTGCGGAATCAGGTACCCGCCGGCCGTGGTGGTGACGGTCATCGGAGCGTCGCCGATGGCCCGGCGCTCGCGGGCGAGCTGGCGGGCGTCGCGAGTGTTGAGAAGCGGAATCACGAGGTCGCCACCGTCGCGATACCAGCGGTAGCCGTCGCGCTGGCGTCCGATGCAGGCCCGCGCAGCTTGCTTCTGACGCTCGCTCAGATCCTTCTGAGCGGCGGCGCGGCACCATGCCTGCAGGGCCAGTGCGCGCATCTCGGCATGATCGTTGGCGCATCGCTGGCCGGAACGCAGCAAGGCCCCGCACTCAGGGCACTTCTTCACTTCCTCTTCCTCTTCCCGGCCCTCATCGTCCTTCTTCGGCGGAAGGGTATCCTCGCGGCCAATCAGGCCGTCGCCAGCCGGGGCCGAGAGGCGCAATTCGCGGGCTTCGAGGTCGGCCAAGTCCGAAATCCGCCCGGCGAGCTTGTCGATGTCGGCCTTCAATGCGTCGTACTTTTCGCGCTCTTCGGCGGTAAACTCGCGCTCCCGCAGTGGTTCGGCCAGCTTACGCAGTTCGGCCACCGCCTTCTTGTGGTCTTCTCTCAGTTTCTTGAGCATAGTCGTTACCCTCTGATCTGATGCGCCGGGGGGTAACGATCTGGGCTAGAAATGAGCCAGCGGATACCCACCGGCAAAGTTCCGAAAAACTCTGCCAGCAAGAATCCGCTGTATAGTCAGCAGTCTTGCGTGTGCGACCGCTCGGCTAGGCCTCTGGGGGTCTGGCGTTGCGGCTCGATTTATACTTCTACCAACAGTGTACTACACGTCCTACGGGCTGTCAAGTATGCAATATTTCCCGCTCCGCAATTTCAGCCTGTGCCTCGATCCATTTAGCTTCCCGCCGCCGCTCAGCCGCTCGCGCCGCCTCTCGGCTGGCCTTGGCTTCTTGGACGTCACCCGCCGACCGGACGTTAGCCGTGGTCCCGCTGTAGGCGGGGAAAGTGACCGGGCCGCAATCATACAAATCGACGTCGAACACCTCGCGGATTTCATGCACGCGGCCCTCGGCGTCAGTGGTCCGCGTCCACTTGTCTCCGCCCGGCGGAATCGTGAACGAAAAGCTGGAACCGGTCACATCGCCACGCCGGAGGTACTCTTGGACGTCCCGGCTGACCGACGTATCGCCCGGCTCGATCTCGTACCGTAGCCCGATTTCGTCTTTCGTCAGGGTCATCGTCCCGGACGACGTGCGACCGAGGACCATGTTCGGGTCATGATTGAACAGGCCCGCGACGTCCTGGTTCTGCCGTAAGGCCCTATCGAACGCCCCCGGCATGATCCGCTCTACGGCCCGGCCGTAGGAATCGTCCCAGAGGCAGTATTCTGTTTTCGGATCGCCTTCGCGGTAGAAGACCGCACAATAGCCGCGAATGGCTGGCTTGTTGTCCGCCCGGTTCTCCAAAGTGACCGGTTGGTTGTGAAAGCGTCGCTCCATGTTCAGGCTCCCATCTTTTTCGCCCACCGCTCAACGGCCTTGGGCAGGTCGCTTGCCTTGCACTCGGCCACGGTCAGTAACTCCGACCGGAGCCACTTAAAATAGTTCTCGACATGCCGACCCACATCCAGTGCGACCCCGGCGACTGCCGACAGGCACCGCTCTGCCGGGGCAACGGCGTCAGTGATCACATCGCGGTTATCCTTGTCAATTGACTCGACCCACTCCACAAAACCTTCAGGCTTCTTCGCCGCCGACCGGGCCTGGATCGCGATTCGCCGGTTCATCCGGTGCCAAGCATCGCGGACCGCGCACCGGGCATGGTACACAGCCGCAGCACGCCGCCACCGGACCACATCGGCCAGCATCCGATACGACCGCTCGGGGTCGCTGGCGTCGGTCGGCATCGGCGGCTCTTCGGCCGGCGGGGCGGCGGGTTCGTCCTTCCAGGGCTCTTCGCTGAGGGGCACGCCGACCTCTTCCGCAAGGCCGGGAACGTCCACCAAGGCCAGCGCCTGCGGGTCTTTCAAGGCGGCTTCCACGATGCGGCGCTTGAAAGCAAGCTCTTCCGCCTCCTCCTTCGAGTCGCCGCCCGTCGTGCCCATGTTCAACGGGACGAAGTATTTCTTGCCTTCGTCGTTAGGCATTGGATTCAGTTCCTCTTCCGCCCGCACTTCGTCGCGGCTCATCCAGCCGTCCTGTATTGCCCCGTGGTAGTAAGCTGCTCGCGCCGCCATATCTCCGCGAATCAGGCCGCGGAGTCGGAAGCGAATCTGCACTTCTTCGGTTTCCTTCTCGTCCTCGGTCAGCAGCTTGTCCTCGAGCTCCTCTTCCCATGTGACGAGCCACGGCAACAGGCACTCGTCTAAATACCGCTGGTCGTCCTGCTCGCGGACCCCGTAGCCGGCCACCTGCGGATCACCCAGCTTGTGGGGCGGGATGCCCAGCACGTTAGCCACTTCGCGCACCTCGAACTGCTCGGCCTCGATCAGTTGGGCCTTGCGGGCGTCTTGCGAAAAAGCTTTCAACTTCATGCCGCTCTGAAGGATGGCTGTCTTGTGGCTATTGTCGAGCCCGGCGTGAATTTTGTTCCAGGTGTCGCGAAGCTTGGTGATTGCCTCTGGGGTCAACTGGCCGGGATACTCAAGGACGATATTCGGAGCCGCGTTGTTTTTGAAGTAGATCGTGCGATAGGTCCGCGTGGCGATGGCCGCTCCGATGGTTTCCTTGGCGTACTGGAGCACCGGGTAGCCCACCAGGCCGTCATAGCCGAGCCCGCGAATGTGGATCACGTCTTCGGCCCGCAGTCTCCGCAGATGCGTGGTTTCGAGCATAGACAAGCTTACGCCGTCGCTGTTGGAAAGGGCCATCGCCCCCTGTTCGGTGACGCTGGTCACATACCAAAGCTTGCCGTCCACGCGGATCGGGTAGGTTGCCGACGGCGACAGGGGCAAAACGTCCAGCGGGTCGCCGCCGTTCGTGCGGTAGATGTAGGCGTACCCGTTCCCTTCGAGCACGGCATGGGCGGTGAGCACCTGCTTGAGCTGGAATGTGGTCATGTACGGGTTGGGCTTGCGGGCCACAATCCGCCGGGCCGGATGTTGCCGGTGGACTTCCCAGCCGCCGTTGACTCGCCGCATTACGTCCAAACGCAGCTTGCCCACGTCGCGAGCGATCAGGTTGACGCCGCGCCATACCGCGGCCGCAGACAGGGCCGTACGTCGGTTGACTTTCACGCCCGACGTTGACGGGCCGTCGAACCCGTCCCAGGTGCCCCAAGACAGATCGGAGCCCAGCGGGGTCTGTGGATTCTCAAGGCTACGACGTTCCGCTATCCTTTCGAGTAGAGCCATTACGTGCTCCCCATACAGCGCCGGCGACCAGCAAGCCACCGACGACCACCAGCGCGGCCGGCCAGTATATGGCCCACAGGCCGGCACCGATCAGCACCAGCCCAGCCGCAGCCATTGCCGTCAGTTCGTTTTTTGCCGCCCAAGCCGCCGCAATCCTCAAGCCTCGCATCCATGCATCCTCATAGTGCCACAATCAACTGGTCGGCGTCCACCGGAGCATCCGCCCGCATGGACATGCCTATGCCCATTACCAGCACCATTGCCCCGTCGATCTTGTCTTTGCTCTTGCCCTTGATCGGATAGACGTTGCCCTTGTCGTCTGGCTTGCCAACCGCGTTTCCGATGCACCAGCGAGCGACCGGGTTCCCGCCGTGGTTGATCTTGTGGGCGGTAATAAGTTCTTTGGTGCGCTTCGTTGGATCATTCAGCGAAACGAGCCCTTGACGAAATTCGACCATCGGCACGCCGAAGCTGTTGAGCAGATCCCGGCAAATATCACTCGCATTGTACGGGTCGTAAGCCACGCCACCCGCGCCGAACATGGCCGACTCTTCCACTATCCGCTCTTTTATCTTCGGGTAATCCAGCGCAGAGCCGTCGTGTATCTCGATCCAGCCGTTCTGCGCCCAGACTTCGTAGGGCGTCTCGCTGGCCTTGGCTTGCTGTCGCTTGCGTGCCGCCTCCTCACAGCACCAAAACCGCCAGAGCACGTCCCAGACGCCATCCGGCTCGTCCGGCTCAAACACCCACGCCAGCGCGGTCAGGTCGTTCGACTGCGACAGGTCCAGGGCTCCCCAACACCGGCGACCGATCAGCTCTTTCGGCTCGCGTAGCACGGCCGGGCAGCGGTCCCAGTGTGTCAGATCAAACAGGCTTTCCACGTCCTGGGTTATGATGTTCAGGTCCAGGCGTTTGAACATGTTCAACGCCACCGGGTCGTCTTTGGCCTTTTGCCATTCCTGCTGCATGTACGCGACAGGCTTGCTGATGCCGAGCCCCGGATTAGCTTTGGCCCATACCTTCGGGTCGCCGGGGTCGTCCTTCTCGGACGCCTCGAAGATCACCGGCAGATAGGTAGGATCGAAGCCGGGCTTGTCAGGGTCGCCACCGTTGTCCCTTACGCGGATTGCCCGCTCTCGTTCCCGGTTGCAGGCGTTGTCGCCGGCCGCCGCCGCCGTGGTGATGATGACCACGAGGGGCTGAGAGCGTACCGCCGTACCTCGCACCAGAATATCCAGCAGGGCCCCCGACTTGTGCCGGTGGAGTTCGTCTACCACGGCCATATGGACGTTAAGCCCGTCGGCCGTGTCCTCATCACTGGCCAGTGGGCGATAGACGCTCTGGATGCCGCTCGGGTCGGTGTAAATGACGCTCTTTTGCTGCGAGCCGCCTTTTTCGCCGAACACAGTCAACGCGGCCTTAAGGTCTTCGTCCAGCCGGCGCATGCCGACGATGGTATTGAAGATAATCCCGGCCTGTTCCTTGGACGCCGCACCGGAGTAAATCTCCGCGCCAATCTCGCCGTCCTGGGTCAAGCCGTAGAGCACGAGCCCAGCCGCCAGGGTCGTCTTGTTGTTCTTCTTTGGAACGTACACGAAGGCGGTGCGATACCGCCGCTTGCCGTCCGGGTTCTTCCATCCGAACAGGCAACCCACCCACGCCTTCTCCCACTCGGCAAGGTGGAACGGCTGGCCGGCCGCCGGTCCCTTGACATGGTGCAGACAGGCTGGAAAGAAACCGCATACGTGCTCCGCGGCGGCAACGTCGAAATACTGGCCAGGGAGTGCGGTGCGCACAGGATCGTAGCCCGGGATAAGCCGGAACCGCTTCAGCCACTCGGCGGGGATCTTGTTACGTGCCCTCCTGGCCATCATCCACTGTTCCCAAAATACGCCGCCTTCGGACTCGTCGCCGGCTTAGCCGGCTTCGTCGCCTGCACCCGACTCCGCATAGCAGGCGAAAGCCCAAAGCGGTCGGCCGCAGCCAGCAAACGCTTCGCCGCAATGTCCCGTTCCTTGAACGAATCGCCTTCCACCGCCGCGCGAAAATCAGCCCACGCCTGGCAGAGCACGGCCAGCGTCGCGCGGTCCAGCTTGGTCAGCAACCCAAGCCCGGCCAGTTCGCCACAAACCCGCTGCCATTCCCGCTTGCCCTCGTCGGGCATCCAGTCGGGACACGTCGGTACGCCTGGCTCCGGTTGCGGTTCGTAAGGCCGCGTGTTAGCACGCCATGAACCGCGCATCTTGAGAATCTTCGTCGGTGTCGGTGCCGGTCCTCGACCTGCCATATCCCACCTTACCTATCTTAACATTGACCCATCTTACCTATCTTAACATTCCAAACCCGTGAAAAAAAACAGTTTGG